TGCTGCTGGCCGGCATCGACACCCAGCCCAACCGGCTGGAAGTCGGCGTGTGGGGCTACGGGCGCGGCTGCGAGCAATGGACCATCGACCACCGCGTGTTCTTCGGCAACCCGAACGAAGACGAGGTCTGGCACGAGCTAGATGAATACCTCTTCGAGGCAGATTTTCCCCACGCCAGTGGCCAGCGCCTGCGCATTGCCGGCGCCGCAATCGACACCGGCGGCCATAACACGCATGCCGTCTATGCCTGGGCCGCCAAGCATGCGCGGCGCAAGGTGTTTGCCGTCAAGGGCCGCAGTGGTCGCGAGCGCACTATCAAGGACGGCGCCAGCAAGGTCGACATTGACTGGCGCGGACGACTGCGCAAGCACGGCCTGGTGCTGTGGCATGTTGGCACCAACCACGCCAAGGATCTGATTCACGGCCGCCTGCAGATCCAGCGCCCCGGGCCTGGCTATATCCACTTCAGCAGAGAGCTATCGGATGAGTGGTTCAAGCAATTCACCGGCGAGGCGCGCACCACGCGCCGCACCTCGCGCGGCGAAGAATCAACCTGGACCGCCACGCGCAAGCGGCTGGAGGCATGGGACTGCGGAGTGTATGCCGTATGGCTTGAATCTTACTTCGAGCTGGGCAAGAAATCGGCGAAGTATTGGGATGACCTGGTGGCCAAGGTGCAGCCGGTAGTTGGCGACCTGTTTGATCGCCCGATGGAAACTGCCGCGCCCGCAATTCCTACCACCCATCCCTATATCGCCCAGCCGCGCGGACCCCGCCGCATCGGCCGCATTGGATCATTCAAATGACACGACCCACCCGCAAACCGAAAGGATATACCATGACTGAAATCATCGACTTTCTGGCCCGTTCGCTGATGCAGAACCTGGCATCCGGCATGGACGAATCCGCCGCCCGCCAGGCCGCGTCGGTAGAAGTGCGCGCCGAATTCGGCGGCGAGCGCGTGTATGTGCCCAGCCTGCCCAAGCAGCGCCGGGCGGTGCAGCTGGCGCGGCTGGAAATGCGCAGCACGCGCGAGCTGGCGGCGGCCAGCGGCATGGCCACGCGCACCGTGCGCCGCATCACGCGCGGGCGGTAGTCGGGCGCCACGCGGCCATTTTTTGCCTTAACAGGCGGCCCGCGTGGCGGCATCCTGCCGGCATTCATCGCGGAGAACCGAGTGGCCGCCGACATCCCCACCACCGAGCCGGGCGAGCTGCGTGCCGGCGACACCTGGAAGTGGACCAAAACGCTGGCCGATTACCCGGCCAGTGCGCCGTGGACGCTCAAGTATCGCTTCAAGAACGCGGCCGGCGGCTTCGAGATCACCGCCAGCGCCGATGGCGACGGCTACAGCGTCACCGTGGCCGCCGCCACCACCACCAACTATGCAGCGGGCGTGTATTCGTGGATCGCCTGGGTCGAGGGTGGCAGCAGCGAAAAATACACGGTCGACACCGGCACCTGCACCCTCACCCCGGATTACCGCAGCAGCACCAGCACCGCCGCGCTGGATGATCGCAGCCACGCGCGCAAGACGCTGGCCGCCATCGAGTCGTGGATTGAATCCAAAAGCCCCGGCGTGGCCGAATACGAGATTGCCGGCCGCCGCATGAAGTACATCCCCATCGCGGACCTGCTCAAAATGCGCCAACAGTACAAAACCGAGGTGGCAAATGAAGACGCCGCCGAAGCCATCCGCAACGGCACCGGCACCGGCCGCCGCATCCAGTTCCGCTTGTGATCATGACGCTGACCGATCGCCTCGGCGCCGCCTGGCGCGCACTCACCGGTAAGCGTGCCGACCCCTACGCCGGCACCTATGGCACCGGCGCCACGGCTGGCTTTGCCGGCGGTTCGATCGGGCGCCTGACAGCCAGCCTGGCCACCTGGTCCGGCTCGGTCAATGCCGACAACGACGTAGCGCTGCCCATCCTGCGCGCCCGTGCGCGCAACCTGGCTGCCAACAACGAACACGGCAAGCGCTTCTTGTCCATGGTCGCCGCCAACGTCGTCGGCCGGCGCAATCCGAAATTGCAAGTGCGCGCCATGAAAGACCAGCGCAACCCCGACAAGCCCACCACGCTGGACAAGGTGGCCAACGACATCATCGAAACGCACTATGAGCGCTGGGGCAAAACCGCTGACATCAGCGGTCGCCACAAGTCGATTTACGCCCTGTCGCGCACCACCATCAAGAGCGTGGCGCGCGACGGCGAGGCCCTGGTGCGCAAGATCCGCAACCGCCGCCTGCCGTATGGCATGGGCCTGCAGCTGCTGGAAGCCGACCGCCTGGAAGACGACCGCAACCAGCGCCTGGACAACGGCAACATGGTGCGCCAGGGCGTCGAGATCGACAGCGCCGGCCGCGCCGTGGCGTATTACATCAAGACCGCGCACCCCGGCGAAAACTACGGCACGCAAGCGATCGGCGTCGAGCGCGTGCCGGCCGATCAGATCATCCACCTGTTTCTTCCTGAGCGCGCCGAGCAGGTGCGCGGCGTCACCTGGCTGCACGCCATCATCATCCGCGCCAGCGTGATCCACAATTTCGAAGAGGCCGCCGTCGTCGCCGCGCAGATTGGCGCCAGCAAGATCGCCGCCCTGGAGCGTGCGGAAGACGCCCCCGATTCCACCGCCAGCATGGGCGATTCGTCCGTGGGTGGCGTACCGCAGATGAAAGTCGAAGCCGGCGAGCTGTTCGAACTGCCGCCCGGCTACAAGCTCAACAGCTGGAACCCGGAATACCCGCACGCCAATTTTGAATCTTTCCTCAAAGCCTGCCTGCGCGGCCTGGCCGCCGGCCTCGATGTCGCCGCGCACAACCTCACCGGCGACATGACGGAAGTCAATTACAGCAGCGCCCGCATCGCCGAGCTGGCCGAGCGCGAAGCCTGGATGGTGCTGCAGGACTGGTTCATCGAAAATTTCGCCCTGCCGATCTACGAAGACTGGCTGGGCATTGCCCTGCTGTCCGGCGCCATCACCTTCGACAGTGGCGCCGCGCTGCCGGCCGACAAGTACCGCAAGTTTCTCAACGCCAGCCGCTTCCAGGGCCGCCGCTGGGCCTGGGTCGATCCATCCAAGGAAGCCGACGCCAACGAAAAGCAGCTCGCCAACCGCCTGACCAGCCGCACCCGCCTGGCGGCCGAGCAGGGCGAAGAGTTCGAAGACATCCTCGACGAGCTGAAGCAAGAGCAAGCGCTGATCAGCGCTGCCGGGCTGGCCACGCCGGCCCCGGTGCCGGCTGTGGCTGCACCCCAGCCCACGCCGCCCGCGCCGGCCCCCAAGAAATAACACGCGGCCATTTTTTGCCTTAACAGCCCGCCGCGCGCGCGGCATCCTGCCGGCATTCTCCACGCGAGGCCGCCACCATGCCGCAACGCTTCCAGCGCACCATCACCATCGAGCGCGCCGCCGCCAAGGCCGGCGACCCCACCGACACCATCAAACTGGCGATCAGCTCCGAAGCCCCTTATGAGCGCTGGTTTGGAATCGAAGTCCTGCGCCACACCGCCGACGCCGTTGATCTGACCCGCCTCGCCGATGGCCGCCACCCGCTGCTGCTGGGGCACGACACCGAAAAGCAGATCGGCGTCATCAAGCGCGCCTGGCTCGATGATGACAAAAAGCTGCGCGGCGAAGCCAAGTTCTCGCGCTCGGCGCTTGGCCAGGAAATCCAGGCCGATGTCGAAGACGAGATCCGCACCCTGGTGTCGGTCGGCTACTTCATCGAAGAAATCGAAGAAGTCAAAAAGGATGCCGAGGGCGCCGATGTCGTGGTGCGCCGCCTGACCGGCGAAGAATTCGAGCGCGAAATGACCGCGCTGCATGGTTCTACCTGGAATCGCGCCGGCCCGTCCGCCGGCCGCGCCAAGGGCGAAACGCCACCCACCTTTGTGGTGACCCGGTGGCAACCGTTCGAAGCATCGGTGGTCCCGGTGCCGGCGGACGTGTCCGTAGGTATCGGCCGCTCGGCTGGCGTCGAGAACGAACCTGCCCCCGCAGCACCCGCAGCTTCCGTTACACCTTCCCCCATTTTGGAGATTCGCACCATGAATGCACCCGTACAAAAGACGCCGGCCGAGCTTGAAATCGAGCGCCGCGACGCCATCGCCACCATCGGCGAGCAGTATGCCAAATACCTTGGCCCGAACGACACTGCCGAAGCCATCCGCAAGAGTTTCAGCGTCGATCAGTTCAAGGATTTCGTGATTGCCAAGATCGAATCCCGCCACACCGACACCAGCGCCGTGCAGATCGGCCTGACCAAGGCCGAAGTCAAGCGCTACAGCCTGGGCCGCGCCCTGGTTGCGCAGCTTACCGGCGACTGGCGCGAGGCCGGCTTCGAGCGCGAGTGCTCCGAAGCCGTCGCCAAGATCATGGGCAAGCAAGCCGAAGGCATCTTCCTGCCGCCCGATGTCTTCCGCCGCGACTTCAACGTCGGCACCGCCACGGAAGCCGGCAACCTGGTAGCCACCGATCTGCGTTCCGACCTCTACGTTGACGCCCTGCGCAACAACATGGTGATGGGCGGCCTGGGCGTGCGCTACCTGGCTGGCCTGACCGGAAGCATCGACTTGCCGCGCAAATCGACGCCGACCACCATCGGCTCGGCGACGGAAATCGGCAGCGCGTCCGAAGGCGCCCCGGTCACTGCCAAGGTGACCCTGTCGCCCAAGCGCGCCACGGCCTACGTCGAAGTCTCCAAGCAGGCGCTGATTCAATCCGCCATGAGCCTGGAATCGATGCTGCGTGACGACCTGATCATGGGCGCCGCCGTGCATATCGAAAACCAGTGCATCAACGGCACCGGAACCGCACCGCAGATGACCGGCATCCGCTACACCAGCGGCATCGGCACGCACGCGCAGGGCACCAACGGCGGCGCGGTCGATTGGGCGGCCATCGTCGGGCTGGAAACCGCCTGCGCCAACAACAACGCCGAACCCGATCGCCTCGCCGGCTACCTGGTCAACACCAAGGTGCGCGGCAAGGCCAAGCAGGTGCAAAAGGCCACCAACCTGCCCTTCATCTGGGACAACGGTGCGCAGCCGCTCAACGGCTACCGCGCGGCGGTCAGCAACAACGTCCCCAGCAACCTGACTAAGGGCACCAGCACCACGGTCTGCTCGGCGAGCTTCTTCAGCTCCGACTGGTCCATGGGTGTCATCGGCCTGTTCGGCGCGCCGGATGTGACCGTCGATCCCTACACCAAGGCCGACACCGGCCAGGTGAAGATCACCCTCAACCAGTTTGCCGATTTCGGCATCCGTCAGCCGGCCGCCTTCGCTAAGTGCGAAGACCTGACCACCTGACGACCCCCGCAGCACCGACCGTGCCAGCGCCCAAACAGGCGCCGCGCGGTCGTAAAAAGGCGGCGCCGGGTGTCCTACCGGTGCATTCGGTGCCGCCACCTACACCCGCCGCCACTGCCACGTATCCAACGTGGTGGTGGTGGCCTCAAGGATGAACCGATGACCTGGGACGCGCAAACCTCGAACGGCTTTGAATCCGAAAAGATCAAGTACGAGGTTTTGCCCTACCTGCTGAAAGGCGGTCTGGACATCGGCTGCGGCCCGAATAAGGTCTGGTCGCACCTGATCGGCATCGACAGCGGCAAGGACACGCAGCTGTTCGGCGTGCGCATGAAGCCCGACATGGTGCTGCCCGATGCCGCCAACCTTGGCATCTTTGCCAGCGCCAGCATGGAAGCCGTGTATTCCAGCCACACGCTGGAGCACATGGTCGACTGGCAGGCCGCGCTGCGCGAATGGTGGCGCCTGGTCAAGCCCGGCGGCCACCTGGTGCTGTACCTGCCGCACCGCGATCTGTATCCGCGCATCGGCACCCCCGGCGCCAACCCCGACCACAAGCACGACTTTGACGAAGATCAGATCATCGACTTCGCCCGCCTGGCCTTTCCCGACTGGTCGCTGCTCGAATGCCAGCGCCGCGCCGAGACCGACGAGTATTCCTTCCTGCTGGTGTTCCGCAAAGAGTCCGAAGGCACCGGCCAGGCCGAACCCTGGCGCGATCCGAAGCCCGCCAAGACCGTCGGCATCGTGCGCCTGGGCGGCAATGGCGATGCCCTGTGGGCCGGCAGCGTCGCCGCCAACCTCAAGGCGCAGGGCTACCACGTCACCGGCTACGTCGGCAAGAACGGCGAGGCCGTGCTGCGCCACGACCCGAACTTCGACCGCCTGATTGACCTGCCCGGCAACATCCTTTCCGACGACGAGCTGCTGGCCTTTTGGGCGCATGCCGCCGTCAAGTACGACAAGTGGGTCAACCTGATCGGCAGCGTCGAAGGCCGCCTGCTGCCGCATCAATCGGTCAGCGAGTTCTACCTGCCGCAGGCCGTGCGTCACAAGCTGATGAATGTGAACTACCTGGACATGGTGAATTCCTACGCCGAAATCGACGGCGCCCCGGTTCTGCAGAAATACTACCCAAGCGACGCCGAGCGTGCCTGGGCCAAGCAGATGCGCGCCGAGCTGCCCGGCCCCGTGGTGCTGGTCTCGCCCACCGGCAGCGGCCCGTTCAAGGCCTGGCCGCACGCGCAGGAATTCATGCGCCTGATGGCGCTCGACGGCATCTACACCGTCATGGTCGGCGATCTGCGCCACCTGCCGGATCTGGACATGGTCACCGTGCGCGGCACCGATTATGGCCACGTCGTCGGTCAGGAATGGCCGCTGCGCGCAGCACTCGCCTATGCGCTCGAATGCGATGCCGTGGTCGGCACCGAATCCGTTTTCGCCAATGCCGTCGCCATGGAGCCCATGCCCAAGGTGGTCATGCTCTCGCACAGCAGCCACGAAAACCTCACCCGCGACTGGATCAACACCGCCGCGCTTGAAGCGCCGGTCGCCTGCCACCCCTGCCACCGCATTCACAACCACGGCGCGCGCTTTTGCGGCAAGGATACCGCCACCGGCGCCGCCGCCTGCATGGCAAGTTATGGCCCGCAGATGGTCGCCGACCTGGTGCGCCAGGCGCTGGGCATTGAAAAACGGAAAGCCGCCTGATGGCCTTCGCCGAAGACCTCGCCGAATTCATGGACACCACCACCGGCTTCGCCGAAAACCTCACCATCGGCGCCGCGTCGGTGGCGGTGATCTTCGACATTCCCTATGGTGACGGCTTCGGCATTGTGGCTGGCAGCTTGCCGAGCTTCATCGCGGCCAGTGCAGACGTATCCAGCCTAGCGGTCGGCACATCGATCAGCCGGGGCGCCATCGGCTACACCGTCACCGCCATCGAGCCAGACGGCACCGGCCTGACGCGAGTGCGCCTGCAGGAATCATCCTGATGGCCGATCACCTGCACAAGCAGATCCGCAGCGCGCTGGTAACCAAGCTGACCGGCTTGACCACCAGCGGCGCGCGGGTCTATGCCAACCGCCTGCAGCCGCTGCCCGATGCCTTGCAGCCCACGCTGCTGATCACGCTGGACGAAGAGCGCGCCAGCGGCATGACCATTCACCAGCCGCAGGCGCAGGACCGCGAGCTTTCCGTCGTGGTCAGCGCCTACGCCAAGGCCGTCAGCAGCCTTGACGACACGCTCGACCTCATGAGCAAGGAAGTCGAGATCGCGCTGGCATCAGGCATCACCGTCGGCAGCCGCACGCTCGGCGTGTTTTACACCGGCATGAGCTTCGATGACGACCAGATGGATAAGCCGGTCGGCGTCAAGCGCATGACATTCAGCGTCACATATACGGCCATGAGCAATGCGCCGGACACCTTGAGCTAACGAAAGGAGCCACATCATGGCCAATATCAGCAAATGGAGCAACGTCGGCGTGACCGTGCAATCGGCCCTCGCCACTGCCGACACCATCACCGGCATCACCAAGGCCAACCCCGGCGTAGTCACCAGCACCGCGCACGGCTTGAGCAACGGCAATTACGTGGTGCTGTCGGTCACCGGCATGCACCAGCTCGACGGCCGCGTGGTGCGTGTGGCCAACGTCGCCACCAACACTTTCGAGCTGGAAGGCGTCGACACCAGCAGCTTCGACACCTTCAGCGCCGGCACGGCCGAGGCCATCACCTTCGGCACCACCCTGACCACGGCCACCAATCTGAGCGCATCCGGTGGCGATTTCGATTTCCTCGACATCACCACCATTCACGATTCGATCAAAAAGCAGGTGCCCGGCCTGGCCAACCCGAGCACGTTTGCCTTCGAGAGCATTTGGGATGCGGCCGACACCGGCCTGATCGCGCTCAAGGCGGCATCCGATTCGCAGGCCCGGCGCTGCGTCAAGTGCGTGTTCGCCAATGGCCAGATCATCGTGTTTTCGGGCTACGTCGCGGCCAGCATGCTGCCCACCGGCTCGGCGCAAGAGGTGGTCAAGACCAGCGTCACGCTCACTGTGTTCGGCTACATGACTGTTTATAGCAGCTGATGAACCCGCTGATCGCCCAAATCCGCAAGGCGCGCTTGTCGCAGATCGAAGTCGGCGGGCGGAAATTCACCATCCGCCGGCCGACCGACCTGGAAGCCGCCACCATGGCCAGCGAGCGGCTTTCGCCGTTCGATGTCGTGCTGAAGCACGTCGTCGACTGGCAAGTGTGCGAGCGCGACATCGTCAGCCAGGGCGGCGATGCCGCCGTTCCGTTCGATGCGGACTTGTTTGCCGAGTGGGTGGTCGATCAGCCGGATCTGTGGCAGCCGCTGGCCGAAGCGGTGATGGGCGCCTATGCGCGCCACCGCGACGCGATGGAGGCCGCCGCAAAAAACTGACCGCCTGGCTTGAGGCGCACCAACCGCCCCTCAAGCCCGGGCCAACCCCGCCAGAAGCCGAGCCGGCGCTGGCGGCCTGGCGGTGGATGGGGCGGCGCATGGATTGGGAGGGCCTTCCAATCATCGCCGAGCTGATAGGCGTGGTGGACGTGGAGCTGCTGGCCGTGCAATTGCTGATCATCAGGGATTTTGCCAACCGTGAGCACTAATACCAATATCGTCATTACCGCCGTAGATCGCGCCAGCCAGGCCCTGCGCGCCATCTCAACGAGCCTCGACGGTGTGGTCGGATTGGCCGGCAAGGTGACCGGCGCATTTGCTGCGCTAACGGGTATTTCACTGGCCGCACCAGTGGCCGGTCTAGGGGCTATGATCAAGAGCACGGCCGAGGCACAGGATGGCCTGCTGAAAATGTCGCAGAAGGCCGGCATCAGCGTCGAGTCGCTGTCTGGCCTGGGCTATGCCGCCAAACTTGCCGGCGCAGATACCGAAACACTGGTTAAGGCCAGCAAGGCGCTATCGCAGAATATTGTTGACGCCGGCCGCGAGGCCAACCAGTCGACCACCGTATTTGGCGGCATGGGCATCGCCGTCAAGGATGCCGCCGGCAACCTGCGCGCCACCGACCAGATCCTGCTCGATGTCGCGGGCAAGTTTTCCGGCATGGAAGACGGCGCCAACAAGTCGGCGCTGGCCGTCAAGCTGTTCGGTAAGTCCGGCCTCGATCTGATTCCGTTTTTGAACCAGGGCAAGGATGGCATTCAGGCGCTGACCAAAGAGGCCGAACGCCTTGGCATTGTCGTCAGCACCGACGCAGCAATGGCCTCCGAGCGCTTCAACGACAACCTGGAGCGCATGTCCATGGCCGCCGAAGGCCTCAAGCGCAGCATCGGCAATGCCGCGCTGCCTCTGGTAAATGAACTTGTCCAGCAGCTCACCGACACCAAAGTTGCTGGCGGCGGCGCGGCGGCAAGCCTGAAGGAATTAACCAGCCGCTCCAACATCGAAGAATGGGCGCAGGCCGGCGCCAGGGCCCTGGCCTGGGTCTACGACTCCGGCAAGACCGTGGCGGTCGTGTTCAAGGATGTCGGCGGCGCGCTCGGCGCCATGGCCGCCGCCACCAACGCCCTGCTGCAAGGCGAATTCGAAAAGGCCCAGGCCATCAACGAGCAGTGGCAGCAAGACAGTCTTGCGCTCTACAACTTCACGCCCATGCGCGACAAGGTCGACACCTGGTTCGATGAATACCGCCGCACCGTGCGCGTCAATGGCGAAAAGATCGTTTACGAAAACGCCGCGCAGGCCGAGGTGGTGCGCAAGGCCTGGGACGAAGCGCAAACCGGGATGAAAGCGGCTTCGAAAGGTTATGTCGAGTTCGATGAAAAGCAGCTCGCCGCCCAAGATGCCATCC